GTCTATGCTCATTTGGGCGGCCTCTTGGGGCAATGGGTATTCAAAAATCGTCCGTGATAAGTTCGCGAACGCCAAAGAACTACAGCTTCTCCCGGCTTACGAAGTAACGCCGAAGATGACCGAGCGTGGTAAACTCTATTACGAGTGGATTCATCAGGGCAAGACCGATATAATCATGTCCGACGACATGATTCACTTGAAGAACCTTGGTACAAGTGGACTTATTGGACTAAGTACAGCTGAAATTCAGCGCGAAGGACTCGCGAACGCAATCGCTAAAATTCAGCATGAGGGCGCATTCTACGCCAATGGAGCTAAGGCATCGGGGATACTAATGACTCCTGGCACAATGGGAACGAAAGAGAAAAACAACCTTAAAGACTCATTCGAGAAAGAACACTCCAGCGCGAAGAACCGGTTTAAAACCATTGTACTCGAAGAAGGGGTCAAGTATCAACAACTCACTATCCCGCAGAACGATGCGCAATTCCTGGAGTCTAAAAAATTCGAACGCACTGAAATCTGCGGATGGTTCCGGATGCCCCCGCACAAGATCGGAGTACTTGACGACGCCAACTATTCAAATATCGACAGCCAGGAAAGATCATTTGCGAAGGATGTCGCCGTCCCTTGGGCTATTCGATTCCAACAAGAGCTAGATCGGAAACTATTCTTCCAGGGAGAGCGCGGAAAGTTCATGACTCAGTTCAACCTCGATGACCTCATCAAAGGTGATATCAAGACACGCTACGAAGTGTATGGCGCAGGGGTTCAATACGGTATTCTAAGACCATCAGAACCGAGAGAAGCAGAAGGATGGCCAATGGACGACACCGAAGAAATCAACAAGTTCTTCATGAACAGCACAATGTCACCGGTGGAACTACTCGGACAAAAGCCGGAGCCAGCGCAACCATCAAAAGAAAAAGCAGCATGAAAAAATACGCATTTGGAAATATAAGGGAGTTTGATCGCGCTAAAGCCGAAGAGGATAGGACAATAGAGTTCATTATTTCTTCAGCGGATCGTGACCGGCATAGGACAGTATTGAATATGAAGGGATGGGATCTCGAAAACTTCAATGCGAATCCGATTGTCGGATACCAGCACAATGTATATGGAGATAATATGTGCTCAGGGCCAAACCCTGACGATGTACTCGGTCCTGGCCGTGCCTTCCTGGAAGGTGATAAACTTATCGGTGCGGTAACATTCGAGACAAAGGACATCAATCCACTTGCAGAAAAAATTTTCCGGAAGGTTCTTAATGGTACACTTCGCGCAACCTCAGTCGGTTTCCTGGAAATCGGCGAAGGCAAATATGGTGACGGTGATCAGCGCCAGGGTGGTAAGAATGAAACCTACTATTTCTCAGGCCAGGAGTTGCTCGAGTTCTCCATTGTCAATATCCCATCCAACGCAAAGGCAGTAGGTAGATCAATCACTCATCACGCTGATGCGGCACTAAGCTATCTCATGAGATTCATGCCCGAGGATGTAAGTCTACGGGATGTTAAAAATATGACTGTACAGGAAGTTCTCGACCATGTACAGGGCAAGGTCACTGAAAAGCAGATCGAAAAAATCGAGAACACAAAAAAAGACCGCCTTGCAATGAGGTTGGCAGTAATGAAACACGAATTAAAAATCAACTAGAAATGGCAAAGAGTCATGAATTGAAGAAGAAGGCAGAGAAGATATACAGAGACATTAAAGATCTGTATGGGAAAGAAACTCTAACTGCCGAAGACAATGCAAAGTTTGACGAGTGGAACAAAGAATATGATTCACTCATGGCGCAGGCTAAAAAATTCGAAGACTTCGAGAAGAAGGAAATCGAAGAGGCAACTGAGGTTACCGAGATCGAAAAGACTCTGAAGAGAGGCGATGTGACTCCGGAGAAACGAAAAGAGATGGAGAATCTTGCGCTCAAGGAGTATGTAATGACAGGTGGGGTTTCTCAGGAACTCAGGAAGTTCATGTCTCCAGCTAAAAGTGAGAAGGACGATGATTCGATGATTGAAGCTGAGTACAAAAAACTCGGAATAACCCGCGCTAATGTGCAATCCACCACTGATGCCAAAGGTGGGTATACAATTGCAACAGGCTTCCAGCGTGAACTGGAAAAAGCAATGCTTGACTTTGGCGGCATGCTCCAGGTATCCCGTATATGGAAAACCTCAAAAGGCAATACGACCGAATGGCCATTGGTAGACGACACAATGAATCGCGCCTACCTGATTGGTGAAGCAGTTAACGCGGAAACCAGTGCTGAGGATATTGATTTCGGTCAACAACAGTTTGAGGCCTACAAAATCACCTCAGGGATGCTACGCTTGAACTCTGAATTGATCGAGGATAGCGAGTTTGATATCGTTAGTGAGGTTTCAAGCTTCCTTACTGAACGCATGGGCCGTGGTATCAACTACTACACTACACTAGCGGATGGATCCAGCAAACCAAAAGGTATTACAGTTGCCGCAGCTCACGGTAACAACACCGCCAACGACACCGAGCTTGCTGTTGCTGACTTCCTGAATCTCGAGCACGAGGTGGGTTCAGCATATCGCAAAGGCGCAAAATGGATGTTCCATGATTCAGTATTGAAGGAGATCAAGCGCGTGTCTCTAGCAGCTACAGTCGGTTATCCTCTATGGGTGCCAAGCTTCCGGGATGGCGCACCATCTACAATCCTGAACTACGAATATGTCATCAATGATGATATGGCAGCATTCGTAAATGGAGCAGCTTCCGCCAACGACAGCGCCAAAATCGCATTGTTCGGAAACTTCAAAAAGTACATCATCCGCACAGTGAACAACATGCGTCTTGTAAGACTCAATGAGCGCTTCGGTGACACCGATCAAATCGCGCTTGTAGCCTTCTGGAGAATCGACGGCGACTTGCTGGAGGCTGGTAAGCATCCAGTGAAATACATGAGGGTATCTGCAACTTAATCATGATCCATGTTAAGCAAGTGGTTGAGCCTGTAAGCTCAGCCACTATTTCAAAACCGAAACAGCGTAAGGTACATATCAGGTAAGATGCACAAAGCGGTATTACATACAGCCCCAACAGTAGAGCCGATAACCGTGGACGAGGCTAAGGCACATTTGAATGTGACTAGTTCTACGAAGGACACCTACATACAGGGACTTATCACCGCTTCACGAAGACAAATCGAAAGATACTTAAACCGTGCTTTGATTACTCAGACATGGGATCTGTATTTACCGAACTGGTCCGACTGCATCAAACTACCATATGCACCGCTTCAATCGGTGACATCGATCACTTACAAGAATGTAGATGGCGACGATACCGCTTTGACAATTGCAGATTATTTCCACGTTGTGACCTCAGACGATCCGGGTAGGCTCATTCGAAAGTATGATGTTACCCTGCCAGAAGTTGAATATGGAAATCCTAATGCAATAGTAATTCGGTTTGTGGCGGGATACGGACTCGCTGAATCTGTTCCGGAAGAAATCAAGCACGCTATGAAACTTGTCCTAACAGACTTGTATGATCAGCGTGGAACCGTAGTAATCGGGAACATTGCGCACAAGATTCCAGGGTACTTAACGGATCTAGTGCATAGTTATAAAATCTACAGCTTTTGAAGTTACGTGTAGTTATACCGTTATGGAAAAGGCCTGAGGTTACAAAGTTCTGCTTTAAAGGTCTACAAAGACTGATAGCAGAATCGAAGCACCAGATAGACGTTCTGTGTGTGTTGAGTGAGTCGGAATTTATACCGGTTTGCGAAGAGTATGGGTTCCAGTGGACATACTACAACAACGATCCTCTCGGGGAAAAGATCAACGCAGGAATAAAACGAGCGCTAGAATTTGAGTGGGATTACCTCATGATGATGAACAGCGATGATGTGATACTGCCTGAACTGGTAGACAAGTACTACACGCCAAAGTTCGAACAGAAGGTGGCGTTCTTCGGAATAAATCGGGTTACCTACGTGAATTTCGGGACGACTGACGCGGTGGATTTCAAATATCAGTGGTCAGTCCTTGGGATAGGTAAGTGTTTCCGGAGGGACATCGTCGAAAAACTGAAAGGTGAACTATACGAATCCTGGAGGAACAAAGGATTAGACGACTCAACGCTTGACATATTGATAAAGGCCGGGATAGGTCATGAGATTGTGAAGTACGAAGGAATGCTAGCAATGGACTTCAAGAGCGAAGTAAATATCTGGCCATGGGAACATTTTAAGGACAAAGGAACAAAGGTATGCTACAGTCTCGGATACGGAGAGGCGAACTTGATCGAGAGGTAACATTTCTCAAACCCATTAAATCAAATGGTTCCGCAAACTCGGACCATAACGATGGATGGGAAAAGGTTACCACTGATCCGGATGTGTGGGCAAAGAAAAAAGACCTACCTGGCCGAGATGTAGAGCTAGCCGGAAGATTGGTGTACGCTCAGAGAACAGTTTTCATAGTTGACTATCGAACTGATCTGACAACAGAAAACCGAGTGTACTACAATTCAAAAGTGTACGAGATCATTTCCCTAACGGAATACGAAGACGCGAGAGAAAGGTACTTGGAAGTAATGACGAACCTACTGGATACTGAGGTATGGACGTAAGGCTACGATTGACGGGAGTAAAAGAGATTGACGCGGTACTGAAAGGATTACCACTTCAATTGAATCACAAAGTACTTCAGTCAGCACACGCCGCCGCCGCTAAGCCTCTCGTGAACGCTGAGAAATTACTCGCACCAGAAGGGCCAACGGGGAACTTGGTTGATAGT